CTCAAGCGATTAAAAAACTCTTTAGAGAAGAGGCAAAGAAGAAAAGAGATGAATTACCCAACGAAGACTTGTAACAAGTGTAAAGAAAGAAAACCCATTGAAGAGTTCCACATCAATAGATCATCATTAGATGGATTAAGGAACGACTGCAAGAGATGCCGTACTACACCCTCCGATGGATTCTATTCAGTATACTACCTACCAGAACACAACTATGTAGGTATGACTAAACACATCAAGAGTAGAATGCAATACCACAGGAAGAAGGGTAAGGTAACTGAAGGTTACAAGATAATTGGAACATATGATAGTGCAATAAAAGCACACTATATAGAAACCAAGATGCACTTGAGAGGATACGAGGGTTTTCATTACTATGAAACGAAACGATAACAAGTAGGTTAACATTGTAAACAACAAGTAAATACAATGCCGTTTAAAGAAGGACAAAGTGGTAATCCTAATGGCAGACCTAAAGGTTCTGCTAATAAGACTACAAACAAGATACGAGAAGCATTCACAAAGCTCGTAGAGGACAACTTGGAGAATATGACTCTATGGCTAACGGATGTAGCAGCAGACAACCCAGAGAAGGCTCTAAACATTATCAACCAAATGGCGGAGTACACTACGCCTAAACTTGCAAGGGTTGAGAACAAGATAGAGACCGATGAAGAAATTAACGAAGTCAAGATAAACATTGTCAAGCGTAGAGATTCAAACGAGTGAGATATTTGAGAAGAACTGGAATGCACCTACCAAGATTGTAGTCAATCAAGGGGGTACTCGTTCTGGTAAGACCTACTCACTCCTACAACTAATCATCGTATTGGCTTTATCCGAAAAGGGTAAGGTCTTTACTATTGTGCGTAAATCTCTGCCCTCCCTCAAGATGACTGCGATGAGGGACTTCATAGAGATACTCACCAATATGCACCTATACGATGAGAAGTACCACAACAAATCGGAACACATCTACAGGCTCAACGGTAACATCATTGAGTTTGTATCCCTTGACCAACCACAAAAGAAAAGGGGAGCAAGAAGGAACTACCTGTTCTGCAACGAGGCGAATGAACTTACTTGGGAAGACTTCTTTCAGTTGCTCGTTCGTACAACCGATAAGATATATCTTGACTACAACCCTTCCGATGACTTCCATTGGATTTATGACAAGCTGCTCACAAGAGATGATGTTACCTTCATCAAGAGTACTTATCTGGACAACCCTTTTCTTGACAATAGCATTGTATCGGAGATTGAAAGACTCAAGGGTACTGATGAAGACTATTGGCGTATATACGGATTGGGTGAAAGGGGTCAAAGCAAGGCAACGATTTTTACATTTATGGAAGAGGAAGTTCCCGAACAGGCTAAACTCCTCTCCTATGGTATGGACTTTGGTTTCACGAATGACCCCACTTCTCTCGTGGCGGTATATGTGCTTGACCATAGTCTATATGCAAAGGAACTGCTTTACGAAACGAACCTCACGAATAGGGACATCTCGGAAAAACTCAAAGCATTAGGGATAGATAGAAGAACTGAAATCTTTGCCGATAGTGCAGAACCTAAAAGTATAGAGGAACTCTACAGGATGGGTTGGAATGTAAAGCCAACCAAGAAAGGTGCTGATAGCATCAATGCAGGTATTGATATGCTGAAGCGTTACAAACTCCACGCAGTAGGTCACAACCTTGTCAAGGAGATGAGGAACTACAAGTGGGTAGAAGATAAGAATGGTAAGTTACTCAACAAGCCTATAGATGCGTTTAACCACGCAATAGATGCAATGAGATATGCAACCTACAATAAGTTAAGCAGACCGAATTATGGCAGATACGCAGTTAGGTAAGAAGGTAACGGTTAAGTTACCAGAGAATGCAAGGGAACTAACTATTGAGCAGTACCAAAAGTTCTTGAAAGTAAAAGGAGATGAAACCTTCACAACACTCAAGGCATTAGAGATATTTGCTAACATCCCATTGAAGGTAGCCTATGCTATGAGAGCAGATGACATTTTAGACATCTCTAATCACATATTATCTATCGTAGGTGGTAATCATCCACTCACAAGGAGATTGTCCTTTAGAGGCAAGGAATATGGATTTGTTCCTAACCTTGAGGAGATGAGCTTTGGTGAGTACATAGACTTGGATACTTACTTGTCCGATATGGACAACCTACATAAGACTGTTGGGGTCTTGTACAGACCCATCACAATATCTAAAGGAGACTACTACGAGGTAGAGCCATATACAGGCACGGATGGATATAGTGACTTCCCATTGGATGTAGCGTTAGGTGCTACGCTTTTTTTTTATCGTTTAAGCAACAAATTATTGAGGGATACCCAGACCTCTTCACAGGAGGAGACCGAGAAGAACTCAATCTCTCCGCCTCCGCTAACTTCAGTAAGAAGTGGGGATGGTACGGAAGCGTAGACCATTTAGCAGGTGGTGATGTTGCAAGATATGATGCCATCACCCAACTCCCCTTGTCGCAATGCCTTACCAAACTTGTCTACGACAAGGAGAAAGCAGAGGTAGAGAAGAAGATGTTGAAGCATTAGGTTTAAATACCTACGGGATTAGTATTTAAAACTCAATTTTAGTGTTAGATTTGGTAGTGTTAATAATTTTGTTTATATTTATATCATAATCAAAACAACTAAAAGTTCTTTATTTATGGAAAGTGTAAAAACCAAGTCGTGGGTTTACAACGATGGTGGTAGGTCAAACTACTTTACAGGCAAGAACGCAGGTGACTGCGTTACCAGAGCTATAGCGATTGCATCGGGAATGGATTACAAAGAAGTTTACAGAACATTCGCTAAACTTAATGCCGAAAGAGGTGTTGCAAGAAGTGCAAGAAATGGTGTGTATACCAAGTCCAAAGCCTTTAAAGACACTATGCGAGAGTGGGGTTTTAGATGGATTGCTACTATGCAAATAGGAAGCGGTTGTCAAACACACTTAAAAGCAGATGAATTACCTAAAGGTAGAATTGTATGTAGTTTGAGTAGGCATTATGCAGCCGTTATTGATGGTGTAATAAACGACACCTACGACCCAAGCCGTAATGGGCAGAGATGTGTATACGGTTATTGGATTTACGAAGGTTAAACAAAGCCCCTCTTCGGAGGGGTTTTTTATGCTTAAACACTAACGCAAAGAGGTGGTTAACATAGTATGAGTTTCTATGATATAACAACCAAGATAAGAGAACACCTCATTGCTAATAAGCAGGTGAACACCGTTACAGAAGGTGACATCTTTGAGGTAGACCTCAACAAGCAGACTATCTTCCCCTTGTCACATATTATGATAAATAATGTGACCTTCAACGACATTGGTATTACCTACTCAATGAGCATTCTATTTATGGATGTAGCAGATGTGAGTAAGGCAGACCCAAGAGATGAAGCAGACATATTCTATGGGGTAGACAACAGGCAAGACATTCTAAACACGCAACTGATGGTTGCCAACGATTTAGTTAGCCACTTAAAAAGAGGTGAACTAATGAGAGACAAATACCAACTCAATGGAACACCATCTTGTGAGCCATTTGAGGATAGGTTTGAGAACCTTCTGGTAGGTTGGAATCTAACCTTGTCTATAGACATTGCAAACACTATTACCCTTTGTCCGTAATAACGAGAAATACCGAGATGGTGCTACGGCAGTTTGCCGAGCGAGTAATCAAGGCAGCACGACTGAATCTTGGTGCTACTCGTACTATTACCTATAACGATGGTAAGAAGAAAAGAAGGAGACAAGTTAGTAGTGGGAAACTCAAAGATAGTTTGGACTACGACCTCACAACAGGTGTACACCTCCTTATGTCTTTCAAGATGGCGGACTATGGAAAGTACATTGATGAGGGGGTAAGCGGTACAAAGTATAAAGTACCGAATGGTTCAAGATTTGGCTTTGATGGTAAGCAACCTCCAAAGAGTTCAATAAGAACTTGGATGGCACAAAAGAAAGTCAAGTTGAGAGACTTGAAGACTAATAGTTTTAAAAGCCTACAAGGAATGACTGCTCAACAAAAAGACAAGGAATACGATAGAGCAGCCTTCCTCATATCAAGAAGTATTAAGCAACGAGGGATTCCCAAGAGTGAGTTCTTCCAAGCACCATTTAGATTAGAGTTTAGTAAGTTGCCTGAAGAGGTGCTTAAAGCAGTCTCTATGGATGTAGATGAATTTTTAAGATTTACCAAGCGATGAGTGTAATCACACCTTCAACATTGATAGGGGCAAGAAGCCCCATATACATTACCGCTAACTATTCAACATTAGCAGGGTCTATCACAGACATTACCCTTGAGGTGTATATATGGAATGATGCAAGAGGCTCACGCCCTGCATCACCAGAATACACTTTGTTTAGAGATGTCTTTGCATCAACTGATGTATCCTTTGATATTGCTCCTATGGTTGAGGAGTACATCACAAACACCTATGATGATAGAGCAGTAGTTACTGCTCAAGCATCTATTGATGGTGGTGTATGGTGGGTACAAGTAGACTACGATGTGAACTACATCAATAAGGCTGCCCCTCCTCAAACCGTTAACGATTCTGGAAGCTCGGATATCTTCTACTCAAGCAATGGATACCACACCTTTGCAGAGGGAGCAAACTATGAATACCCAGCAGACTACCTACATACTATTGAACACTTCTATGTAAAGGAGAATGGCACAGAGACCGCTAAAATACATTTAGGGAACTTTGGTGCTGATGAGGTTTATTTTGTAGCGTATCTTGCTCCTAACGGAACATCACACATCATAGACATTGCCTCACTACATAGTTCAACACAACCAGAGGGTAGGATTGTAGAGATTCCTATTGGAGCAACTAACCTTGATGCTTGGTTAACGGCTACAGGAAGCACCGCACAATCTCCAAGAGATGTAGATGGATACACTATCGCTATCCTTGATGATGGTAGTGCTGAACTCTACCGCATAACGGTTGAGAAGGTATGTGAGCCTAAATACGACATCCAACGATTGGACTACATTAACCGCTATGGTATATGGGACTACTTGTACTTCTTCAAGGCAAGTCAAGACAACTTCAACACTACGAGTGAGCAGTACAGAAGGTCTTTAGGCAGTTCAGGTGCAAGTGGGTTTACCTACGATAGCACCGAGCAGATGTACACCAAGTACAACACGAATGGAAAGACACAAACTACGCTAAACACAGGATGGGTAGCAGAGGAGTACAAAGAG